TCTCGATTCGGACGGATATGTTAGAACGAAAGTAGCAGCATCCGGTACTTCTGGTACTTCAGGTTCCTCAGGAACTTCTGGAAGCTCTGGATCGTCAGGTAAATCAGGTTCAAGTGGTACTTCCGGTACTTCTGGTACTTCAGGTTCCTCAGGATCTTCTGGTACTTCTGGAGCAGCTCCGGAAAGAACGTTCACTTGGGTCATTGCTAATCCTGCACCAGGAACTGTTCTAGGTCCAAAATTGAAAGCTACTTTTACTCCATCCTCATGCGATACTTTCGTTTCTGCTGATACTAGCGCAACATTCACGGTACTTTACGGAACTACTCCGGGAACTTATGCAGGAACCGCAGTACAATCTACTATATCTGGTACAGGTGGTACGACCGGAACAGTTAACGGAACATCAATTGCTGCAGGAAACTGGTTAGTCGTTAATTTCGCAAGCACGTCTGGGTCTCCGACCATGATAACTATAACTGTTGACGGAGCCTAAAAATAGGATCAATGAATGGGATCAACTTCTAAAAAATACAAGACTCCTGGAACTTCAACTTTCATTTTACCGTACGGTGCAACAATAAGTGCAGTAGAATGTTGGGCTGGCGGAGGAAGGGGCGCATCCATGACGAGCGGTCGTGGTGGTGGAGCCGGAGGAGGAGCTTATGCTTGCCCAAATTTTGAAATAGACGGTGATCTTTGGAATACAACAATACAAATAATAGTAGGAGCTGGAGGAAATGATTCCTCCATAAACGGCGGAAATAGTTCTGTCTCGTATCAAAGAATTGGAGATAAAAAGTATACAGTATACGCCGAAGCTGGAGGTGGAGCAGGTTGCTCTCTTCAGACCACTACTGGTGGAAGTGGCGGATCGGTAGTAGCCGGACTCGGTTATACTGGAGGAACCGGTGCAAATGGTGGAGCTACAACTTCAGGTGGAGGCGGCGGTGGAGCAGGAAACGAACAGGTCGGAGGAAATGCAGTAGGTGGAAAAGCTGGAGTTGGAGGAATTGCCGGCGGTGGTGCCGGCGGTGAAGGAGTTACAGGTTCGGCTGGTGCCGGCGGTGAAGCAGGAAACAGCGGAACTGGATACGGTGGAGGCGGAGGAGGTGCAATAATGGCTCTTCCTGGAACCAGTGCCGGCGGGCCCGGAGCAGACGGCGCAGTTAACATCACGATCAATTGGCCGGATAACGTGCCGTTAATGATTCTAACCGATCCTGAATTAACAAACTAGAAATAATAGTAGAAGCTGAAGGAAATGATTCTGAACGCTGGCGGTGAAGGTCAGACATTATGAGTTGACAGTGATTCGGATGGAATAGCGGACGATTGGAGCGGAGACGATCTTTCGAATTACGTGATAAAGGATTCTCGGCAATTGATTGGTTGTCCAAGTAATATCGGTTAATCTTTACAGCAATGATTTTGGAGTGACTGATGCTTTGTCTCACACGTACAATATTGAAATAGCTTTTGATACTACCGCTTGTGGTAATGACGTTAACGTTAACGTATGGTCATTAGGAAGTAAAGAGGACTTGATAATGAATTTGACTAATGGTACTGCGAACACGACTACCGCTCTAGCATTCCAGATAATGTCCGGTGATGATTTCAATGGAATAGTATTCACCGTTCAAATCGGAGACACCTTTCAAGTGGTAACCGCAAGTTACGTTCAAGTATCGTAGAACCGAGCAATTGGATTAAGTATAAAATCCTAAAATTGCAATTTCCTTAATGTTCGACATCAAGATCAGAGTGTCCACTTCCCTAATTGGCACCACTGGATACAATAATCACGCGCAATCTTTTTTCAGAGCACTATCCAAGTACGTTCCCTTGGAGATCCGAAACTTCACGATAGGCAAGACTTGGACAGGTTATTCAGAGGAACCTCATAATTACGAACCGTACATCGACGATCAGTTGAAGACCCTAATGACTGAGCAGTCGATATGGGACGATAAACGTGAGCTGGTCGATTTTCCGATATACCAGAGCTATCCGAATCCCGGGAAATGTGGAATCAATCTCGTTCTGAACGAAACGAACCATCATTACTTCTATCGTCCGTATTCTGGGTACAAAATAGCATTCAACGTCTGGGAATCAACCCTTCAACCAGACGCATTCTTCAAAAAACTTCTCGAATTTCACGAGCTATGGGTCCCATCTAAATGGCAAAGGGACTGTTCGATAAAGCAGGGATACCCAGAGGATAGAGTGTTCGTGATACCTGAGGGAGTCGATACTTCAACATTTTACCCAGCTAAAGCATATCACGTTCTCACGAGCAATCCCAAGAGATTCACTTTCGGTCTTTTCGGTAGGTGGGACTATCGAAAGTCCACCAAGGAAATCATCGAGACTTTCTTGAAAACGTTCGATCCTAAAGAACCGGTAGATCTCATAGTTTCCATCGATAATCCGTATTCCGGCGACAAGCTAAAGACGACAGAAGAAAGGCTCGAAAAGTACGGCCTTCTAAACGCTAGAATAAAGATAGTGCACCTTCCGCCAAGGGAAGATTACGTTAACTTGCTGCGATCAATGAATGTTTTCCTATCTTGTTCAAGATCCGAAGGTTGGAACTTACCTCTCATCGAAGCAATGGCCTGCGGAACTCCATCCATTTACTCGAATTGCTGCGCTCAGTTAGAATTTGCCGAAGGTAGGGGACTTCCGGTTAAGGTTCTCGGAGAAAAACCAGCGAATGCCAGCTCGTACAATCACTTCAACGAAACGGTCGGAAATTATTACGAACCGGATTTTGAGGATCTCGGCAAAGTAATGCGTGATGCTTACAAGAAGTACGAGGAACATAAAGAAAGAGCCCTGATCGAAGCCAAGGAAATACACGAGCTTTACAATTGGGACAGGGTAGCAAAGCTCGCGGCGGATCATTTGGAAAGCAGGAAAGATCTCATCACAGAGGTGATCAGGAATGATCCCAATACTCTTAAAGTATCATATCATTTTGTCGGTGGTCCTCACCTGGAGATCACGGGTGGTGACCCAGCATCGTTCCGAGTTCAATTCATTGATAAGTCAACTGGCAAGGTCGAACACGAACAGACGATAAAGAATAACTCTAACGTTTTTGCGTACAAGAAGTACTACGTGGACTGGCAGATAAAGCTGATCGATGTCAAAACTAACGAGATCATACTGGACAAGTCAATAGAGCTTAAGGATCGCAGGGTCTACATTTCCCTGGAATCTCAATCTCTTGGAGATACGTTAGGCTGGTTTCCACCGATCGAGGAATTTCGTAAGAAGCACAGTTGCAAAATGATATGCTCGACATTTCACAATGATTTGTTCGAGAAAAACTACACGGAGATAGAGTTCATAGAACCGGGAACTCCAGTTCCTGATCTCGTTGCTATGTATTCATTGGGTTGGTTCTATGCGGACGATAAGGAGGATAGGCTAGATTTGGCTAAGAACCCAAGCGATCCAAGACCGATGCCAATGCAGAAATCGCAGTTCGACATTCTTGGATTGGAGTACACGGAAACGAAACCCATTCTTACACTTCCTAAAGTAAAGAAAAAGAAACAGATAGCAATTGCAATTCACGCGACTTGCCAAGCCAAGTACTGGAACAAAACTGGTGGCTGGCAGAAGGTCGTCGATTGGTGCAATGCCAACGGATACGAAGTCGTCCTGCTTTCGAAGGAAGATGATGGATTCATGGGAAACTCTCATCCAACTGGAATACGCAAGCATCCGAACGGTCCAATAGAGGACGTCATCAAGGAATTACTTGCCTCGCAAGCTTTCGTTGGAATCGGTAGCGGTTTGAGCTGGCTTTCCTGGGCTCTTGACGTTCCTACCGTCATAATTTCCGGTTTCTCGTATCCTTACACGGAAACGCAGCTGAACACGTTCAGGGTGATCACACCGGAAGGAAAATGTTCCGGTTGTTTCAATCGATACAGATTGACGACGAACGATTGGTTATGGTGTCCGGATCATAAGGGCACCGAACGAATGTTCGAATGTACTAGGTCAATAACTCCAAAGATGGTGATCGAACAACTGAAGCTCGCGCTGGACAGCGTTATAGATAATCCTGTATGATACTAAACGCCAGACAGAATGGGTTTCTCATAAACCTACCGCAGGATTTCTTCAATCCAGAAATCGACAAGAAGTACGAGAAGTACTATCGCAACCTCATGACTCCGTACAGATCCCTGTCGGATTTCATGGCTTCAACAATACAGACCATGAATTTTCCAGGATTTCAGAGCGAGTTAAAACAACAGGTACGAGTTCTAGGAAAGAGGCAGGAAAGTCAAAGTGGAGTTCCTATTGCAGATCAATTCACGAGGGAACTCAAAATATCCTTCAAGCTTACAGACGGTTGGATGAATTACTTCATTTTTCTGGACAACATGCTGAATTACTTGGACTTCGCGAACATCAATCCGCATAACACTCAGAATTCATTGGGACAAGCATTAAGCGTTCCGGCCGTGGAAAATGTAAATCACCCATTCTTTGGGCCGATTCGATTGACCATTCTGAACAACGAGGGATACGCATTCATGTCCCTGATATTCAACCGGCCTATGATAAAGGGATTGACCGACTTTCAACTGTCGTACGCTGCAGTGAAGAGCGAATTCAAATCGTTCACAGTGACGTTCCAGTACTTCAACTTCGACGTTGAACCGGAATTCAGCTAATTACTCTTCCGGCGGAACCGGCGCAGTGTTCTGATCCACCCAAACTTTATTGATCAGATGACCTTCTTCGTCGAACTCCCTAACGAGAATTCTTTCCATGACGTTCTTGCTGTGTCTCTTCGATGACTGTTCGAAGCTTGGGAAGTACGTTTCTACATCCACTGGGATATTTACGTTTAGCTTGTTGTTATCGGAATAAGTAAATGCATACTTCTTATCGATCGTTTCTTGTTCTGGGAAATGGAACTGTGCAGGAATTCGTACTCCCTTGTATTGAAAGTACATCACCCGATTGGAATACACGAGATCGAGAATGCTTTCCGCTACCTTGAAAGCTTGATTGATGCTTCCGGTTATCACCTTGACATCGAACTTGACTGCGAGAGGTAACGAGTAAAGCTGAGCGGAATAACCGGTCAGAACGTTCTCTTCTTGAGTTCCCCTTTCCGTTTCGGTGTACTGACCCCTAATGAAACGGTTCGTAATGTCGGAGTTCTTTACTTGGAACGAATTGAGGGTGATGATTCCCCTTGGGATCATATCATACGTTCCTTCTGCAACCGGAATATTGCAATTGTCAGGGAGACCAATGTAAAAATCCTTTAGGAAACCCTCGTCTATTCCGTAATTGTACATGAATGGAACGGAGAACGTTTCTTTCATATCGTTTCTCGACATGCTTATCGTCATTGTCGTATTAAGGAGTTCCAGAAAGGAAATGGAAAGGTTCCTGAGAAAAATGTCGTCTGTATTTAAGGTTTTCATACCTTTATTTATTCATTGGCATAGAAGTACCAGAAGTTCCAGAACCGCCGGGTCCCATCATTGTCATTTGTGTATAACTAGGTCATAACCCCGGATCTTCCGGGTGTTGCCTGGCTATTTCACAAGCCCTTTCTATTGCTAGGTCGCTTTCTGATTTTACTACTTTCTTTTTTCTTCCCATTTGATAACCATTATTTAGATACACTTGGAGATTTTCATCCTTAACTTTTATACTCTCAACTTCATTAGAGATCCATCTGGTTCCAAACTGCGAATTTCTAGAACCTCTCTGTTTTACTGAACTATTCGCACCTATCAATTCGCGAATTTCCGGTCGATGGTGTTTACCTATCCAGTTAGGAGTATGATGAATTCCTTGCTCCATCATTTTGCGATTCGATTCCTTCATCTTTTCGCTGGCCTTCTTCGATTTCTCTGGATTGGTGGTTCTTCCGCCGGCAGATGAGCATTTTAGTTGATGCTCTTCATTCATAAATCCTCCAGCTTCTCCGCCCTTCATTAAATTCATGCACATAGGATCAGCAATTAGCGATTCGTTAACGATCTCTCGTTCTCTATCTGCTAAAGCCTTTCGGTCTGGTAAAAATTCTAGGATTTCTTTGGTATGCGTATGCTTACCGTGTTTGTTTTTCGATCGCCATAATTGAGTACCACTTCCCAAGTAATTATCTTCGAGATCAGAAGTGGAATGCATGCCGATGTAATATCTACCAGTAACAGAACATGTGATTCGATAGATATAGTGGTGAGTGTGTTGCTTACGTGGCATAAAAAATGTACCTCAGTTTTAGATTTATATATCTGCGACTAAGGTACATTTCATTCCCGTGGAGGTGATGGGATTCGAACCCATGTCCGTTTAGTGCTTGACTAAACTTTCGTTCACATGCTTAGTTGGTTTTACGAAGCCAACAAAACCTTTGCCCTTCTTTTTTGAACTGACTTAGGGTCCAGTCAGCGAACCTGTCGTGGATGATTTCGGCTCCACGGTTTCGAAACGGTACTATTGCCGATTTTCCGTACGTGCACCTTTCTTCGATGGTCGTTGGCAAGTGCGGCCAACGGTTTACGCAACTAGTGCTAGCTCGTCAACGCTCTCAGCAACAGCGGTGCCATTGATGAGATCCCAGATTGTAGTGTTGCCACTTACAGTTTTGATACAGTTAGCGAGATGGTATCATTCTCGGCATGCAAGTTTAACCCGATCGCTCACGTCAATGCCGTTCACCCCCGGATAAATCTCCTACGTATTATACTACATTTATTTATCGCTGGTTCATTCGATAATAAATAATAAAAAAGAAACAGTATGGCGAATAGACTGATCCTAAATCAAACAAATGATAGATTAGAGATGGAACCTAATGCTCCATACAAAATCTACTTAATTAATACCTCGAATTCTTTGATTAAAAACGGCGATGGTATTGGAACTACCAGTTGGGTGGATACTGATTCTGACGGAGTTGCAGATGATTGGATTCGTACAGGAACTGCAGCTACGTGCACCATCATAAACGGAACCGACGGCTTTTCTGGACGTGCTCAAAAATTTGTTGCAAATAGGTCGATTAGTGCGTATTTCTTATATGTAGCAGAGCAATCATTTTCGCAAACAAATGGAGTCACATACAATTATTCTTTCAAGTACAAAAGTAACATAGGGTTGAGCGTAGGATACCCGATTGGGCCGATTATTGATTGTTCTGTTACCGCCAGTCCAAGTTCGGTAACAACCGCTTCTGGTTCGTATACTGCATCAAGAACTGGAATGCTATTTTTTATGATGACTGGCGTAGCTTCTATAGATGATTGGGCAATAATTGATGAAATAACTTGGACTGTTGCATAGTTCCAAGTCAACGTTAACCGCATAACTGAACATTCGCTAATAAATAACAAGAAAGAAATATTCCAGAAATGGCCAGCAACACAAGTCAAAATACTTCGCTCAGGCTCTTCACCAGCCTTAAAATAAGGATCGGTGATATTCTTGGTGAAACGATTACTTTTCTACAGGACACGTACAAGCAAGGCAGAGCAATATTCACAGCAGCCTCGCCGTTTGGCCAGCTTCTGATCGTTTTTGAGAACCTAAGTCAGCTCATATTCTACTACCTCGAAGATTCCATAACTGAGCTTAACGTCTACGAGGCATCGAGACCTTCATCAATCTACAGTTTGACTACGTTGGCTGGCCACAATCCTAGCAGGGCGATCGGAGCGACAGCTCAGATAAGGATCCTGAGGAAGCCTGGAATACTTGCTCCCGCGAATAAGGTAATCTTAAACAACCTGTTCAGGCTCACGTGTACTAACAACGGATTGACATACGTGATGGAACTACCGCAGGATGAAGTACGACTGAACTTGATCGGCCCAGAAACCATGGCCGTGTTCAGCCTCCGCCAGGGAGACATCGAAAGTCAAACAGTAACTGCCAAAGGAAAACCAACTGACAGTTTCAGCTTGGGATACCCCAATAACTTTTACATCGATCAGTTCAGAGTTAACGTTTACGTGAACGGCGAACAGTGGACAAGGTATGAATCGATGCTAGACATTCCTAGAAATGCAAAGGGCTTCATAACGAAGACTGGCATAACGAACGGCTTGGACCTTTACTTCGGAAACGGTTCAATGGGAAAGATTCCGGATGCCGGAAGCGAGATCATAGTCGAGTACTTAGTATCGGAAGGAGCTGGCGGAAACATCAGAGTTGACGATCCTAGGCAGATTCAATTCACGTTTGCTGAAACCGCATTCTCTCCTTTGGGAGACGAGATAAATTTGAACGAGTATTTCGACATCGTGACGATCAGCCCACCTAGTTTCGGAGTCGATCCTGAAGACATTGAGCTGACGAGATTGATAGGGCCGAAAGCTTCAAAGAATTTCGCACTGGTTAACGTGGACAATTACGAGGTCCTATTTCACAAGATGCAGATGTTCTCGACCGTTCGAGTTTTCCTTAGCGAAACCGACACTAGAATGATCAACGTGTTCCTCATTCCTGACGTCACTCAGCTGTTCCTGCAAAGCTCCGATTACTTCAAGCTTCCGTTAGCGAACTTCTCGTTGACTCAGTTCCAAAAGAACGAGCTTCTGAAGTACGTAGAAAGATCCGGAACGAAACTAGTATCCACAGACATAACTCTATTGGACCCAATTCTCATAAAGTACGTTCTGAACGTTAGCATCATTGCATTCGACGATGTAGAAAACGAAATCATCAAGTCCGACATCATAGACTCTCTCGGAAATTACTTCATCAAGTTATCCAGGAACGATCGTGTTCCAAAGAGCGATCTGATTTCCGTGATCGAAAGCGTGAATGGAGTGGACTCCGTAAGCATTTCAATCGTTTCGGAGCTTAACGAACTAGCTTTCATTGCCGATCCAGCAAGGGATTCAAATTCGTACACCGGGTTGGACGAGTTCAACGACATAATCATGAAGATCGACGAATTTCCGGTTATCAGGGGAGGATGGAAGGATCGTTACGGAAACGTTTACCAGGAAGGAATTTCCGAAACTTCTCTTGGTGCAGTAAACATCGAGATCAAAGCTCAGAAAGCATCGCGTAAAAAATTGACCCTTTTATGATAAGGAATTCCATTTATTGGACGATATACAACAGAAAGGATAAGAGACTCCATTTGGGTTTCATGTACAAGGGAAACGTTTTGAGAAAAACTTTGTCCAATCAGATGTTCGGAGCGAATTCGACTATGGATACGTTCCTTTCTTACATGGAACAGTACATCTACGAACACATTGAAGCGATAAAACAGGTAAAAATCTTTGCCAACCCAGCATTGGACAAGAACGAAAATAGGATAAACTAATGGCAGGTCAACAAGTTTTCAATAAGGAAAAGAAGCAACAGATCCGCGGAGAACTTGAGGATCTGCTTAGAGGTTATTCCGGAGGACCTAGCGCCGAGGAAGACGTCATTGACGAACAGATGGGAGAAATCGCAGCGGCTCCGCCCATCGATTTCGAAGAAATGAATCGTAAGTTCGAAAAGCAGGCCAAGGACATTACTGGATCCATGCTGAAATTCTACGTCGATCTAGGAGTCATCGATAACGTAGAGTACTTGAAGCAGAAACAGATACTGGACAACACGAGCATCTCGAACATATTCTTCCAATTAAAGACCTTAAGGATGGCGATCGAAAAAATCGCTGAGGAAATAAACCAGGGAAACACTCATCCTCGTCTGTTCGAAGTTTTCGGACAATTACAGGACAAACTGACAACCGTCGTGAAGACTCAGGCGAATTACATGCTATTCCTAGAGGACACGTACAAGAAGATCAATCAGGACGTCACGCAAAAGGGAACTAACGGATCGACCGTCACCCCTCTTCTAGCAACAGAAAAACAATTCTACATCACCGCTGGGACCAAAAATATCATGAAAGAGATAACAGCAGAGGAGGTCGATAACCCAGAAGTCGACGATTCTCGAACCAATCCGAGCAAAAAAACCGAGCTCATTCAGAAGTTCGGAATTTCTCAGGGCACCATCGAGGATAAGATCGATGATCTATCGGAGGATGTTAACTCACTCGTATGAAAGATTTTCTAACCGAAACTGGCGGATCGTCCAGAATAAAACTATCAAACCTTGACCAGGAGAATCTAGCGATATGGACCTCGGAACGAGTCGATAAGCTACTGCAGGACGTTGAGGATGGAGTCATAGACAGCAAGACCATCAAGAACTCCCCGTTCAAGGATAACGATCCAGTATGGAAGAAACCCAATCTCATTTTCGAATACACACCGGAAGAGGTTGAGGAAATCCGCAAGTGTAAGAACGACGTTCTTTACTTCGCGAATACGTATACCCAAGTAATGACGGACGATGGAGTCCAACAGATAACCTTGCGCGATTACCAGGAAGAAATCCTAACCGCATTCAAGAAAAACAGAATGAACATTCTGAACGCTTCCCGTCAGATCGGTAAGTCCGTCACGGCAGTTATCTTCATTACATGGTTCCTGATATTCCAGACAGAAAAGAACGTTCTGACCGTTGCTAACATCGCAACGACGACGAAGGAAGTCATAGACAAGATCAAGTCCGTGCTCGAGCATTTGCCTTTCTTCTTAAAACCCGGTTGCGTTTCTAACAACGTCATGTCGATGAGATTCGATAATGGATGTCGACTTATCGGTCGTACCACCACGAAGAATACTGGTATCGGTTTCACGGTCCACTTGCTGTACATCGACGAGTTCGCCCACATCAATCCATCGTACTTGAACTTCTTCTATCGTGCTATTTACCCTACCATCTCAGCTTCCACATCGAAATCGAAAATCATCATCACTTCCACACCTAACGGTATGAATAAGTTCTACGACATTTACATGGACGCTCTGAACGGAAAGAACCAGTATACTGCGCTAAGGGTCGACTGGTGGCAGGTTCCAGAAAGGGACGAAGACTGGAAGCGGAGAACTATTTCCGACTTAGGCTCGGAAGAAGACTTCAACCAGGAATACGGGTTGCAGTTCTTCTCGTCCGACGTCCTCTTACTGTCTTCTAAAACGCTCAAGAAAATATTCAAGCTCAGATTGCCGTACACCACGCCAGCATGGGCTGAAGAACCCGACGTCATATCCCTATTGGAAGGATTTACCACTCACCCTAATTTTGCAAAGCTGACCATAGAGGAAATAAAATTGGATCCTCACATGTACGTATTTTCCGTCGATACGGCGGATGGACTCAATAGGGACTACTCTATCATCAACATATTCAAGTTCGTTGCTCTGCCCATAAAAATGCTAGAACTCGTCAAGGAATTCATCAAGAACGAGACTGACATTTTTGCTCTTGTTCAAGTAGGGGCTTTCAGAACGAACACTAAGGACATCAATCAATACTGCAATGCACTGTCGCACCTAATTTACAAGGTTTTCAATCCAGAAAAAGTACGCCTCCTGGTGGAATTGAACCACAAGGGCGAGTACATCATGGACAAGATCATGCAGAACGAAAACTACTGGAGTGGTATGTTAATCTTTTCCAAGCACACGGAAGCAGCTCAAGCTTGGAAACCTGGCCTTAAGTTGAACGTTAATAATAAGATAAAGTTCTGTGAAAGGTTCAAGTATCTGACTGCTGTGAATAAGATTCTGCCCAACGAGTTCAAGACGATTCATGAGCTTGGATCGTTCGGTAGGACCAGGAATGGTACTTACAGAGGTCAGAGCGGCAATGACGACCTTGCTATGACTTGCGTGAATACTGCAGCGTTCTTTGAATCTCCTAATTTTTGGGAAATAGCTAATGCCGAGATCGATAGGATGCCGGCTGATTACATGGCAGAAGTTCACGAGAAGTACCTGAAGGATGCTTACTTCAACCGTGGAACGAATTACGATTACGGTATCCTGAACGAATTGAACGGAGGAGGTTCCGGTATCGCTCGTAGTTCAGGATTGAACCAATCGATAAATGAGGATTACATCAAGAACTACCGAGAAATATCGGAAAGATTCTACGGAAGCAACTCGGAAGATTTGAAACAGTACGTCGAATCTGTCGAAAAATATCGTAATGAAAATGAAAGCAATCGATGAAGCAAAGAGCTACCTGATCAATAAGAAAAAGATATTTTCGCAGTTGATAGAAGCGATCAAAGAATCGATTGCTGGCAATAAGAAACAGATCTACGTTAAGAACCTAAAAATAATGGAGGAGGAAATCGATGTAATAGCAAAAAAAGACGAATGGGATACTGTTCTGGAAAAGGCTCGAACGTTTTTTGAGAGCATTGAGGATTACGAAATGTGTCAAAAATGCAAGAGCGTTCAGGACAAAATGAATGAGAATAGGAAAAAAAAGAAACCGAATGGCTAAACAACCAAGAGAACCACGAAAACCTAAAAGAATCATTGACCTTGAAATCACAGAGAACGACTTACAACACATCACATTAACACATTCGCAAACGAAGTACTTAAACTTAATTACAGAGAACGACATTACTTTTTGTTACGGGCCAGCTGGAACCAGTAAAACATTTACTGCGTGCTTGGCTGCCCTCAAACTTTACACTGCAGGAAAGATCAATAAGATAATTCTCTCCAAGCCGATCCAAGAGTCTGGTGAGAAGCTGGGATTCCTCCCAGATGACATAAAGGAGAAAATTGATCTTTTCATGGAAAGTTATCGGTCCAATTTAGTAAAATTGCTGAAAGATCCTCATCTTGTGAGTTGGCTTGAGCAGATGGGAGTAATTGAGTACCGCCCGTTGGCCTACATGCGTGGAGCAACGTTCGACGACTGCTTGATGGTCTTTGATGAAGCACAGAATGCTAACTTCAAACAGCTTATGTTATTCATCACGAGATTGGGCAAGGATGCGAAGGCCGTGGTCTGCGGAGACGTCAGTCAATCTGACATCACCAAAGAACAGGTAGCGCTTCCTGACTTTATTAAGCTGATGAAAGGAATTGCCGGCTTATCAGTGCATAAGTTTGGAGAAGAAGACGTTATACGGAAAGACATCCTAATCCAGATAATAAAAAGATACGAAGAATGGAAAGAGAAAAATCCGAACCATCAATTCTTAAAGTAAAAATAACCAATCTTATATGAACGCGTACGATGAAATCAATAAGCAACTTAACGATGAAATGCAAGCACTCGCTGAAAAAATTAATAGCAAAAATTACACAGAAAAGGATAGAAATCGGTTAGCATCAATAATGTACCCGAAGCTTAAATTCTTCATTTGGAAATTTTTCAAAGATCAGCCAGAGTCAAGCATCGAAACAGAAGAAGCCCTACACAACACGTTATTCAAAATTTTCAAGGGCCTTGAATCTTACAATCACGAGTATCGTTTCACTACATGGATCTACACCATCGCCAGGAACGAAGCTCTGCTGCACAAGCATAAAATTACCAGTCAAATCACTGTAAAGCTTGACAGCCTCACTCATCCACCAATCATCGAGGACAATTCGAGCTCTAACTTGGAGCGAGAGGAATACCTGAACACACTGTTCTCAATGACCCATTCAGAAATGTTCTTCCTTCCGGAATGCATCGAAAAGGACATCCTTATAGATAAAGAGATAAACCAGATGAGGGGAAACGACATTGCGGAGAAGTACGACATGAATCTCAACACGGTGAAAACCAAGATACGAAAGGCTCGTAAAATGTTAAGAGACCGAGTGTTGGAAAATAACCCGCACATGAGGGAACAAATTAACGAATATTTCTGAGTATGACATTACTTGAAGCATTAAAACCACGGACATTTTACGAAACTTGCGTGCAGGTCCTTCGTAATTTTGCAAACAGGCGTTTCTATACGACACAAATGAAACGCTTGTTTGCCGATGGTTCTTTGAAGACGAACGGAATGCGCCTGGACAAGAGAAACCGGGCGTATTACGTTCTCAATCTTGAACCTGAAACTCTAATGATGGGAGAAGAAGTTCTCGAGCTCGAAAAGAGCAGAGTCTACGAATCCCTGCTGAAGAAGAAACCTCTGTTCGAAAAGGCCGGAATCGGTGAATTAATCGAAGCCGAGACCGAAAGAATCAAGAACGAGGACTACTATGCCTACTTGATTCAAATAAAGTATCGCCCGATCGCTACCTTGTGGAACGTTATCTACATAGCAGCTTGGGCAATAGCTGCAGGCTTCATAGCGTACGCATTGATCAGGATAGGATTCGAGTACCAAAGCATCTTCGATTGGATTAGCAGCGCTATGACCTCGAAATAAATAACCAAAAGACAAGCAACGATGAAATTCATTGAACAGCACATCATCAAGATACTGATAGCCTTTGGCTTTGTCTTCGTCGTCCTATTCGTTCAGAATTGCTCGACCTCCAGGAAGCTGGACAAGTTGGAAAAGCAGGACAAGATAACGAATGCCCAGTTGGACTCTATCGCCACTCGTGACGAATTGACCAAGGCTTTAACGATCGAGGGCTTAAAATCAGAAAAACGAATGATTCAATCGACCGATCGAAAAATGCTCGACGTCAATCGTCAAACTGCGATAGACGAGGAGCTCAAAAAATTGGAAGCAAATAATAGATGAAAAAGAAAATGGTGCACTATTTCGTCATAAGTGCATTCACTTTGCTTTATGTAATTACTTCGCTCATATCAACGGTTCACGTCGTTGATTTTTTTGCGCTAACTAATCCGATGTGGTTAGCTATCGGCCTTGCAGTCGCTTACGAGGTCGGAGCAGCCGCGTCCTTAGCTTCAATAGTTGCCCTTCATAAGATGAATAAGACCATAGTTTGGGCCCTATTCATAGTCTTAACGGCAATGCAGGCAATGGGAAATACTTACTTCGCGTACTCTCATGCAAAGGATTATCAACAATGGATAGAACTATTCGGTTTGGTCGACGAAGAGGTGATTTACCAGAAGAGGATTCTTGGCCTGATCAGCGGTGCAATCTTACCTATGGTAGCCCTAGGTTTCATAAAGGCCCTAGTCGATTACATAAAGCCAGACGAAACGGTCAAAGAAATAGAACCAAGACCGGAAAAAGAACCCAGCTTACCTTACGAGGAAGTGCTCGAACCTGAACCGATAAAAGAAGAACAGCCTGCTCCAGTAGTAGAGGAAGTTACGACCACAGTAGCACCTAAACAGGAAAAACCAGCGGTTCCATTATTTTTCAAGAAACGTGAAGAATCAGTTGAACCTCCAACCACGGAACCTAAACTCGTAACGACCACAGCGCCTGAACCTGCCAGCAGTCCGCAATTAAATAACATAAGCCCAACTACTCATCATACGAAGACGATAGATGAGATAGTAGCTAGGGGAGAGCATATCCCCGACTTAAAACGGCCGCACGATCCGTAAAAATTAGTTGACTGACATGGCATACATTCAATACAATGACGACCCGTTAAAAAAGAGGACCAGCGCGGCTTTCGCAAATCTATGCGCTTCCCAAACCAGTGGAAAGAAAACTTTGAGACTGATCGATAAATGCTTCATGGTTTTCAACCAGGCTCAGACTGATGCGGCTTACTGCGCGCTTCAGAATTTCGTGTATCCGGTCGATACTCAGAATTCCATAAATTTTGAAATTTGTTCAGGCGAAGCGCTAATGCTATTCTATAATGGTCTTGACCAATTGGACTTGGTTTCGGCGCCTAATTACTGGACAGGAACAGGAAGCGAAAATTATCCATTTGGACAAGGAACGGAATACATTGCGCCTTCTGGTACTTACGGACCATCGAGTTTGCCAGCATATTACCTGTTAGAAAATGAAAGGAATTACGCTCGTGGAATTCTCTTGTACGTGACGTATTCGTCAGTAGATAAGGGTGGAAATGAAGTTTTGGTAGAGGACAATAAGTGTCTTTTACACATTTGGACTGGAGTGAGCGATCCAATGATTGACCCACCGATGGTAATGCCACTGCATTCGTTTTATGCACATTTTGTAAATCCAATAACTAGGGACGCGATGAGTCTAATAAATAGAATAGATTTAGTTAATCCTAGTGTGCCAGACGAAACTGGTAGAGGCGGTTATAGCATTACAGCAACCGGCTTGATACTATCAGTTAAGAGCAATGGCAGTGTTAGTGATTGCGCTTGCTAAAAATATTGTAACAGATGATCCCGATTGCAAAATACGTACAGAAACACGCAAATAACGACACGATTTACACTCCTACTTTTACGGACACGAATCCTAGCGGAGCTATCGTGAACGATGGAATCCCAGGATCCATTGGAACAATGTCGCCAAGTTGGTTCGGAATTCATAACTGTGCGGTTGCGGCTCAGGACATTACCGTGTGGACAGTTTCACAGGGAACAGGCGGAAGCGGAGTCACGATCAAGATTCCGGCTGGCGGAACTTTTTACTGTCAAGTTGCAAAGCTAACTGCAGCAGTTGACGGAACCATCGTCCTATTGGGAACGACAAACTTACCATCTATGGTCTAATGATACCAATCATGACATTTGGACAGAGGCAGCAGGCCATGCAAGGTCTTCCATTTTACGGAAGGTCCGATTTCAATTTTGCTGCGTCCAAATCTCCGTACAGCAATGGTATTGCTATTAAGATCCTACCACTCGCAGATCTCTCCAGGGTGGCTCCTGTGAACGTTGATTCGTTCGCTGATGAGATCAATAAGCTTAGCCAAATGTTTAAGAAGGGGTCACGGATTAGTGGCGTAAAGACGAACTCTGTATTTACCAACGAAAAAAGTCAGCCTACAGTAGTTTTCGGAATATTCGATTCGCTTAAGATTGACAGGAAATCGCAGACGATCAGAGCTTTCATTAGGGATCCGAAATCCATGAAATTGATAGAAGTTTATCCCCAGACTTTAAGTCGACTCACCGAGTCCAAGAATCACCGAGCAAAAACCTTCCTGGAGTTCCTGATATAAAATCCAATAAATAAATTAGTAAAATAATTTATACCCATGCAAGAAAAGGGTGACAACCTGGAATCTGCTGGTCGCGAATTTTTGGAAGAACAGGATAGAAAGTTCAGAAAGAATCAGGAAGCTCCGCAACCAGAACCAAAAGCAGTACAACCAAACCTAGGAAGAGCGATAACTCCAATGTTGGAATCTACGATCAGTGGATCGAATGATTCGCATTGGAAGAACGTTCCCTTGGAAAATTTACCGTCGCGTGGAATGTTCTATCCCGACGGAACCGAAATCACGATCAGGTCAGCAAGTGTTAGCGAAATCAGGCAATGGTCCACCATGGACGAGAATGACCGTCTCGACGTCGATGACACTTTGAACTTCATCATTGAAAAATGCTGCAGAGTGAAGATCAGGGGCGGCAGAGCTTGGTTAACATGGCGGGATATTTCAGAACTTGATCGTTTAGCTCTGATATTCTTAATCCAGGAAATAACATTTCCAGACGATCAGAACGCGATCTTCGTCAAGTTCACATGTCCTGGACCGTGCGTCGATCAGGAAAAATGGACGGACGAACTTCGGGTGAAAAGTCCAATGCTAAGTTTCATTGAATTTCCGGACGAGGTGATGCGGTACTATTCTCCTCAGTACAAGTGCTTCGAAATCGAATCGCAGAAACTGAACGAAACGTTCTACATTTACATGCCGACGATCGGAGCAGTAGAAAAGCTAAGAGCAAGAATAACTCAAGCTAGGGCGGACGGAAGAAAGATCGATAAGGCATTCATTCCTATCGCTCCATACCTGATTCAGGATTGGCAATCGTTCACGCAGCAAAAGTACCAGGACTTAGCCACCGAGAATTTTTCGTGGCACATCAATAAGTTCACGTTCGTAACGAAATTCGTAAAGCTGCTTGAGGATGCGCGTATGTCAATGGTAGGAACGTCCTGTCCGAAATGTGGAAAACCAGTATCCACGCCTCTTTTTTCAAAGTCCGGCTTCACGGTCAAAGATCTTTTCTTTATTTCAGGCGGACTTGACGAACTTATTTGAGATTAACCGGATTCTAGCAGTGAAGCTTAATCAATCTTTCGACAGCCTATATGGATTATCGTATTACGAGTACATTTATTACCTGAACCTACTGATTCAGGAATCTGGAACGCAGATCAACGAAAAGATCGAATTGGGAGGGGCCGAGTCATAAGGACTATGGCCTCTTTTATTTTCGAATAAATAACAAAAAGATTCTCATTCCTTGGCACAGTACACAATTAAAAGCAGGGTGATAGGCGACATAATCTATGTTGACACTCTTGACGAAAGCGGAAACGCAGTTCCCGATTCGATGAGATTTTTTGAAGTGACGGCAACCACTCCAGAAGAACTACAGAAAGAAATAGAAAGAGCGACCGAAACCGTCAGAAACGAATTGGGAAAGGCCAATGAATTAACTCCGTCCTCGGTGGTTAAGAAACAGGAAGAACTCGGAAACCCTACCGACGTTAACGATTTAACTCCTGCGAAAATAGCAGCAGTAGCAGCAACCAGCACGGAATCAGAACTTTCGAATCAAGAACCTTTCGTGACGGCCGACCGTGGATCGACCGATGCTGGAGTAAATCAAATCAATGAGGACCTGAAGACCAAACCTGAACCGCCAAAGGTCACGGTGAATGTCAATATTCCGGAACAGCAGAAATCGGTAGAAAAAGTAATTGAGAAAACCGATAAGACCACCGAAATAAAGCAGGAAAAAAAGGACGATGCTACTCCGTCATCAGTAGTTGCCAACGAATCTCAAAAACCGAAGGACGAAAAGTCTCAAGAATCGGTGGTGGTCAAGAATCCGCCAGTCGTTCCAGTAGAACCGGTAAAAGAAAAGGAGAAGCCTACCGACCCAACCGTCAAGTCGTTAACGGTCGAACAGGCCATCATCAAGTACAATATCGAACATGGGTTAAATCCTGATGGTTCAGTAAAGACTGATAAGACTAATCCAGCAAATAGTTCGCCAGCCGCTTCTTCTTTAGCTGCGGCCGGAGAAAAAGAAGTTCCTCAGGACAAGACAGTAAAGGTAATCCAAAGCTCGGACGATCGTTTCAAGCTCACGAATTACCAGCAAACTCAGGGGACAGCTTTCTTGGAGAAAAAGCTGAAAGAACAGGTCGACGATAAGGGTCAGAAATTAGCGCCGACTGGAGATAAGGGCGGAGCAGTAAGCTACGTTACTACTCCTGGATCGGTGATTAAAACTGCAGCAGAACCGCCAGCTAAGACTCCGGAACAATTAAAAAAGGAAGACGACGAAGCTCTTCTTCTTCAACTTAATAAGTTACGTGAAATCGGTTGGCTCGATAAAATTGAACCTACAAAACCTAGCGAAACTGGAGCAGAAGTAGAAAAAAAGGAAGATAAGAAGGATCAACCGGTTTCCGAGCAGAACGTTATCTCCAAAACGTTAGGGTCTGCTCCAATTACCAAGGATCTCATAAAACCTCCGGTTCAGGACAAAAAGACTAGCTCTGGTTCTCCGGGGCAAAGGGATCCTAGCTTGGATAAAAAGGATCTGTTCGCTAAGATAATCGAGGAAGGAGATAAGAAAAAGCAGCAGATAGAAGCAACCGTGAAAACTACTGCAAACGCTCCACCTCAGAACTCTCAGGAAAAATCTGAATCGCCTGGCGTGAACCCTGAAGTAAAAGTAAAAACTGCAGAGAAAAAAGTAACTCCTGAAATCGCTAATGGAATAATGCAGAACACTCCTGAAGCCAGGGGATTGGCTGCAGTGAATGACATGTTGGGAAAAGTTCAAAGTTCCCTGTTGACAATCGGCCAAACCCAAATCACGAATGCAAACAGTTCTAATACGATAAACAACAATAGCAGTACAATCAGAAACGAGGACAATCGAAAAATTACGCAAGAAGAACGCCGAATCGAAAAAGAAAAGGAAAAGGCTGAAGAAAAATCAGTCGTCGAAAATCCTAATCAATTGATCGAATTCTACCTTCACGGAATTTACGATGCCCTAGTAAGTCAAGGAATCAAGATAAAATCTTACTAAATGAAATACCTGAACGAAGCAAAAGTCATAGTTGACAAGTACGCAAAGATCGCAAGGGATCTGAAACTCCTAGAAGATCAGACGAAACTCATACTGATGAGAAAACAACAGATTGAATTGGAACTAATGGGAGTAAGGGAAGAAGAGAGATCTTTAATAGATAAAATAAAACGAGAGACTGGCGAATCCCCAGACTTCTATGCAATACTGCAAGCAGTGAAATCTGAACCCAAATGATCTTGTAAAGTATAAACTCGTAAATACACATCGAAATGAAAGCATTACAATGGTTCAATAAGTACTTCAAGTTCATCGCATTAGGGATAATCGTGATACTTGTTCTTTTTTCGTTGCGGCAGTGCAGCAAAAATGATGATTTAGCTAGAGAAAATCAGAAGCTAAAGCAAACAGAATCAATCCTTTCGAACAACCTGAAGGTCGCAAACGACACCATGTGTTTCTGGAAGGATAAAGCTGGTCGTAGCATGTCAGAAATTTCTGTACTTACTGCGACCAACGAGATGCTTGAGAATCAATACTCTGACATATATGCTAAGTACAAAAGCATGGTCGAAAAGGGCGCTAAGAACAGCGAACTCATCGCCTACTTGAACGCACAGATAGTTTTCAAGGATCAAATGATCCAATACCTGAAGAATAGAATCGCAGGAAGTGGAAGCTACATACTTAATGACTCGACTGTCGTCATAGACGTCGGAAAAACTTACGATCTATTGAACTATTACTTGGTGAACGGATGCGTGACAACTTCGATAAAGGATAACAAGATCGTAGCAGGAAAGGTTGATCTTACCACCACCGTAGGTATTGGATTGGAACTTGGAATAAATCGAGATAAGAAGACTGGAATAGCTAGCGTCACTTCGCGAACGGCATTCCCAGCCAAAGTAAGTCTCGGTGGAATAACGAAAATAGAGGAAGAGCTCAACAAGAAGCCGTCAATATACCTTGGTCTGGCATTCGTCGTCGGATACGGAGCTACCATCGAAAAACAACCGCAGTTACTGCCGTACTTGGGAGTGGCTGTGTACCTGTCACCTAGGTGGCTAACAATTAAAATACATAACAAATGAAATGAATTCAAGCTTCGTAAATCTTTCTAACTATTGTATCTTGGAATACCGAGCTAACCCGCTCGGAGATCCATCGCCAACGGTACTGAGCACCGACTTTTACCTGGTCGACAACAAGAACGTCAGTACGGCACAGATTTACAATACCGATGGATTCTCGGAGACGACTCATAACTCAAGGAATCTTAGCGTAGTATCGTTAGGCGGATCAAAGGTGATTTACGTCGATACTACTCTCGTGCCAATCTACACGGCATACGACCCAAATATCACGGAAACCGCATTGAGTCCATCGCTAAGCACGAACTTAGTGATGGACACTTTACGTTTTCATTTTGCTTCAGGTTTCAATTTTACTGAGATCGAGAACATCATAGTCGGAGCAAAACACAAGATGAACGACCTCAAGCAGATTCAGCTCGCTACGATCCTATTGGACGCAGCTACAGCTCTCAGCCTGCTAACGTACAACAATCATCCGTTATTCATTGCTAATACGATTTACGACAGGTACATCGACGTAAAAATCCCAGCAATTCCATGGATGGATGCAGATTACGAGCAGTTCAGTTCTGCTTCCTTCGAGTACGCAATAACGAATGGAGTAGGATTCATCAAGAACGCGCCAGTTTCGGTGTTCTTAGCCGAAGCTCAGTACGAGGAATACAATGCTCCAAATAACGTAACCTACGACAGGTACAAATTCGTCAATTATTACGAGGGGTCAGTCGCTCAGGTGAATAAGTTCGACGCTCTCGGCTGTCAAATAGCGGAAGCAGCAGACGGCGATTACATTCAGTTCTTTGCTACCTGGAACGGAGCGTTTCCGGATGCTCTGATCACCTCACTAAACGAAAGTGGGCCAGATCAGAATTGGATATTCTCTCATCAGCTGCAAGTTTACGAGCAGATAGGATCGACTCTCTACCCTACTGGAAACGCGATAATCTACCAGGACGATAAGTTCGACGAAGTTCTAACGTACCGACCAATTCTCAAGGAAGCAGGATTCGCAGTTTCGATGTCGATAGATTACACCCTACGTTTGATCAACACTCTTAATGGAGATCAAGTAATCAAAACCGCTTCGCTCAGCGTCATAAACCCAAACAAGTACGGTAAAAAGCTTGCTAAGATCAATTTACCGGACGGCGCTCAATCAATGAAGGTCTACAACAAGATCGTTCAGAAGAACTTCGAAATTTCTAACCTGTTCGCTCCGAAGTCTACACAAGTAACAGTAATTCCAGTTCCGCCTATTCCTGTGGTTGAAAAGATAACAGAAAAGGTCGTTGTTCAGGAATACGTTCCAATCAAGCAGATGGACATCATGCTCAGCCAGGAGAATGCTCTAAATAAGGTCGGAAACGAAACCGACAAGGTTGTTTACGGCCAAGGCAGATTGGTCCTTCCTATCGATCCAGTTGACAATTTCATAAAGTTCACGGCATACCAGGCCAATCCGGTCGATGCCACGAACCAAAAGAGAATCGACCTGAACAACGGATCTACTTTCAAATTGAACTTCGGTCAAACCTCGAAGTACTCGTTCGACTCGTTGGTTGATCCATCTCTTACCAGCCCTAGCCGTGGAGAAATAGCGTTCAGAATTCCAAAGGAATCCGCTTTGCAGATTTTACAGATGGCAAAGGACAATCTATTCATGCTTACCCTTGTTTCCAAGATCGATGGAACTGAAACTTTGTTCTACACAGGAACCTGGGTTTCATCCGTGAATTACGCTAACCTAATCAGCTCTAGGTTGGATGCAGAAATTGCAGTCAAAAAGGACAAGACTATCGCCGGATTGAAAGAAAAGGTGACTAACCTCACCAAGGAAAATGAGGGATTGGTAACGAAAAAGATAGAAGGAATAGCAGTTAAAGAAAATACTCAGAATCAGACCGCAAAAACAATGAATTCGGCTGCCGCTACTAAACCTCCTGCTTCTCAACAAACTGCGCAGGATTAAAGGATAAATAAAGTTAGCGTACTTAGTGCTAATAAATAAAAAAAGATAGCTAATTGAATGAACGGCCTAATACAAGATTTAATAACCGAGCTCAAAACTAATCCTAAACTTAAGGATAGTGCAGTCGTACGAGTAGTACTCGAATCGATTAACAATTCCACTCTCCTTGGAGTTCCGTCCGACCAAATATTGGAAACTGCTCTAACCAATCTGGACGAACTTGCTACCGCAACGGTTAACGAGGATCTAAAGGAAGTTGTTGCGAATTTCAGAAAATTAGCTGAAAAACCGACGAAGCGTCTTCAGAACATGGCAAAAGAAGCCGGAATTCAAATGAAGATGACGATGCTCAAAGAATCGAACGTTGCTAAGGATCCTACTTTCGCTCATATTCTGGGCGAAATCGATAGGCTTCTGCAGAACGTTCCTGAATTCAGGGCAATCGGTCCAGTTTACGAAGCTCTCAATAAGTACTCGTACTCTCCAGAAGTTGCTCAGGTCCTAACTGACTTGACCAATTACGTTAACGAAAACAGAGCAAAACTTGAGATACTGAACGCAATCTTCGAAATGCGCCAGACCAGCGGAATGATGTACAAGGAAGCTATTTCTATCCTTGAGGAATCTCTGCTAGCCCAGCAATTCGAATCCGATACGATCAAGATGAAAATGCGTGGTCATGTCGAAATGCCGGTGGTAAAAAGGCTTGTCAATACCTTGAGCATGGTAGAAGCTAAAAATCAGGGCAAATTCAACATCGGCTTGGGAAATTCCGAAGTGAAGGTGAAAGCAGTCATCGCTCCTTTCCATAAGTTGGACGAAGCGTCAGCTATCATTTTGATCGACAGTGCATTCGTTAAGCTTACGGAAAATGAAGATCCTATTGCTCTTCCTGTTGAAGAAGCTCAGAAATACCCGGAATTCTATACTTTGTGCGAAGCTTTCGCAAGGCTGAACTTCCAGGAAAGAAACAACGAAATCTTCTGCCGTGGTAGGAATCTCGAAATTTCATTTGCAATCAATGAGGCTAACAACCTTCAGCTTAAGATCAATAACAAGATCGTGGACGATCTAACGAAGATCGATCTATCCCAGATATTCATGATGGAACAGGTTGACATCAGAGCTAACTTAATGAAGGTGTTCAACGGTCTCGAAATGATAGGTAACCTCGAATTTGCTAAGAGACTCGTTAACGAGCGCTTAAATTCCGATGCTATCGTGTTCACAGTCGGAGATCAACAGCTAGTTTTCGAAAAGCTTGGAAACACCAGAGTCATCAAGAAAATGCACGGTCTAGCTTTCCACAGTTACGTGATGGAGAACTTCAATTACGATGTAAGCGAACTTTACGCTATTCAGCTAGAAGAACGCGACATGACGATCAAACGCATCGACGAAGAAAAAGCACAGATCGATAAAGATCTCGAAAAACTTGAAGGTTCAGTACGGCAGTTGGAAGAAGCCCTTTCCGATAAGACTCTGCCAGCGGACTACCAGGTTCAGTTGGGAGATCTCAAGAGCGCGATCGAAAAGAACATCGTCGATCTCAAGAATCATTACATCACACTCGACCAAAGTAAAAAAAAAGTCTAAATGAGGCTGAGGACATAACCTTAGTCCATCCAAAGACTTCTAAGTACAAAGCAGGTCAGAAAGTCATCCTTAAAGACGGAAAATCCGGCACGATCATTGGAGTTGATCCGATGGACCGTGAGTACCAGATTATGACCTGTGACAACCGAGCAATTCCAGTAAAAGCTACTGACATCGAAAAGGTAGAGAAGCCAAAGGACGATAAGTACCAGGAATCTGGAATCAACCCGGACAACAAGAGTGAAATAAATATCAAGGGAACTCCATTCGATTTAGATCCAGACAAGTAAATGTAGTATAATAGTCCCAAAGACTGATTTGTAATGGCGGACGTATTATGCTCCATAGAGGAAGCTAGACTAGCGGGGACTCTCCAAATATACGAAAAACGTACTAAATATCATGACTATCGCTTTCTCGTAAGATCGGAGGAAGAGATCAAGTTCAACATTTCGCAGAACATTTCTATCAAACCTACTGGCGGAGAGTACTTTAAGCCTCTCTTCATACCACATTACGCTCAGGGGTTTCCATCGTTAACTCTGGCAGATCTTGACCAGGAAGATACCTGGTTGGACGCAGGAGCTCACATAGGAATATTTGCGGTCAGGATGCTGACTCAGTTTCCAAGAATTCGTAAGGTGTATGCCTACGAACCTTTCCATAACAACATCGAATTCGCTCAACAGAACCTCGAAATGAACGGGGTAGAAAATCGTTGCGAACTGGTCGAAAAAGCGATCGTTGTGGACGATTCACCTAACGTCGAATTCTTCTTGTCTCACGATTCCGGCAAGCATAGCGTTCATCCGGTAAAAGGCCGTGAAATTATGGTCGTTCCTGCTGAGAACATCAATGACGTTCTGAAGAAGGTAAATTGCGTGAAGATGGACATTGAGGGGATGGAATACGAAACGATCAAAGCCGTTAGAGACTGGAGCAACATAAAACTCATCATTGTCGAGTATCACTTTCATTATAGCTGGCTCCTGGAAAACCGGAAATCGAAATTCGCGGAAATCATGCAGATCATGACCGATAATTTCGAAAGGGTATACGTTAACACCAGAGCCGCAAGTCACAAGCATTTCATTACTCACTTCGCCGCTTTCAAAAAAACATTTAACCATGGCACCATTAGGATGGATAGCGATCTACGTGATCGGATTTTTTGTCAGTTTAATAGTGTGGTCAATATTCGGAAAGAAATACTGGGTCGATTACAACCAGGAAAAAACTTATGCCAATTACGATGATTGGTCCAGCAATGCAGAAGCGTACACCGCATTCTCGTTGGGATGGCCTATCACAGCAGCAGTAGCGATCCTACGATTAACTTGGGGCGGCTTGGTGAAATTAAGCCAATACCTCATTCTCAAGCTTTCCGCATGAGTCCGTACGAACTACTGCAGGAGATATATTACCATAATCCTTGGAAGTCAATGGTGTGCTGTATCCTCCTGAATTGCACCAGGAGGAAACAGGTCGATACCATAAGAGATGAGCTCTTCTCCACGTACTCAGATGCACTCGAAATGGCGGATGCCGATCCGAAAATTCTATCCGAAATCTTAAAGCCCTTAGGCTTTCATAACAAACGAGCGAACACTCTAATAAAATTCAGCGAGGATTGGGTAAGCAAGGATTGGATCGATCCTCGTGATCTTTACGGCATAGGTCAGTACGCAGCAGATTCGTACGATATTTTTTACAATAATCGAATGGATGTGAAACCCAAAGATGGAGTTCTTGTAAAATATCTCGAATGGAAAAAATCTAATGCTGAATGCTTGAACTCGATAAACTAAAATCCCTGTACGCTTACTTCGGAGAGCTAGGGTGCTTCAACGATAACATTCCCGGACATTCTTTTTA